CTCACGGTTACTAGCGCACCTACCCCGATGGATGCTGCGCCTACTCCAGAACCGGAGGTTGCGCCAGAGCCAGAGGTTACGCCGGAGCCAGAAGATAAAATAAGATTCCACGGTAATAAGTCCGACAAGGAATTAGATAAAATAATTAATGGCACAGCTATTGAGGACACTGAAGAAAAAATAAGGCGGCTGAGAAAGGTAATCGAAGAAACAGATGCAGACGACTCTTGGCTTCCTAATGCTCGGGAAAAAACGATAAAAGAGTTGGAGGTTGAACTTCCACTGCAGCTTGAAAGAGCAAAACGAGCTAGAGAAAGAGCAATCAAAGAGAAGCAAGGCAGAGTAGATGGCTCATTGAATCAGATGACGGATGATGAATTTGTTAATCAAGTTCCCGAAAAGGAAGCACCTGCACCTACTCCTGAACCTACACCTGAACCTACACCTACACCTACAGCAGAACCAGTCACTGAGTTCGAGTTCACAAAGAGCGAAGGTAAGCCTGACCCTAAATATATTGGCGGTGCTGTAGTTGAATACGCAAATGATTTTAGTCGTGCTGTTCGTATCAGCCCGAAGTCAAAAGTATTCAAGAGCGTAAGAGCTAGATTGAAGAAGCAGTACAACTTGACTGACAGTCAACTGGACGATCTCCGGAAGAAGGCTAATCAGAAGTTACGGGAACAGAATAGAGCGGGACGGCCACTGTCCCTTGATATGACTACGGAACTTCCGTCACCTGCTCCTGCACCTGCGCCTACTCCGACTAAGCAGCCAGTTATACTTACTCAGGAGGACTTCGAGGATCCTCCGACTGAGCAGCCAGTTATACTTACTCAGGAGGACTTCGAGGATCCTCCGACTGTAGGTGCTGCTACCGAGGATGAACCTGTTGATTCAAAGACAGGGGAAGAGGCATCCGATGGGAAAATCACCACCCTGAGTAAGAATGCTGTGGAAGCTGTTGTCGGTGCGCCTCAGATCAAGACGACCCGTCCTCAACCATTATCAGATGTAACACCAGCCGACATAATCGACATTGAAGCCCTCGTTGAAGACATTGTCGAAAACGATATTCCCGTTTGGTTCTGGTATGCGGATCAGCTTGGTCGTGGTGACTTCACACTCCCTAATACTGGCGAGACAATACAGATGGACGCTGGTCCTAGTTTTGCGTTAAAGCCCGCCAACAGAGCAGATAAGAAAATATGGGCTACAGGGAAGAGTGCAAAGGAGATCAATAAAAAGATTGCATTGCTGAAGTACATCGACAAGGACGGAAACGAGCAGACTGGATATATATTTATTGTATCAGGTGCGCCGAAGTCCATGCACCTCTTTAATGTAAATGTAGTTCGTGCGTTTTTACGAAACGCTTTTGGTGACAAGTCATTCTCCGAAGTAAAGGAGAAGATGCTTGGACTGAAACCTACAAAAGACATACGTCAAGTCCTTGAGGATTACGATAGCTTTGATGCTATATTGGAATCACCTGATCGAAAGAAATTCGTAGATGGTCTTATAGCTCAAGGAGCTAAAAAGAAAACACCACTCAAGGAATATCTAGAAAGCGTTGGATTCTTTAACATTGATCCTAGTGATTTGATTGATGGTTTCTTCCGAGCAAATGAATTTAAAATCAATGATGTGTTGTTGGTTCTAAAACCAAGCTACGCTGTTGATGGGCAGAACGATCATTCTACATACAGCAATACCGTGTATGGCGATGTCGAAGGTGTGCCGGATAAGAATGTTGATGCTTATCTCTTGATGCCGGAATCAGTCAGGAAGGAGAAACCGATTACCCTTGAGCCAGCTAAAGCAGCTCAGGTTATTTCTCCATACGGAATACACGGTGTCAGAAAGATCCAGAAACTTGACCCTACTCAAGAAGCCGAACGTAAAGCAAGTGTAGGTGCTGCACAGCAACCAACTCCCGGACAGAACGCACAGCTAGGTGACGCAGTTACCAGTGCAGAGACACTGGCCGAGAAGATTGGTGCAAAGGTACAGGCACGGAACGATATATCCCGTGACGCTCAGTACAACTACGAGACTAGAACCATTGAGTACAACCCCGAGCTACTCGCTCGTCGTGGTCCAGAGGGAGCCAAGGCAGCTATGCGTGAGGAAATTATCCACGCAAGTATGCACAAGGTCCTGATGGATCGTGCCAAGGGTAAGACACCACGCAAGGCATTCGAGGACTTCTTTAACTCAGTAGGCAAGTCAATGACTCCTGAGCAGAGGTCAATGATGCAGGAGGTCTACGGTTCGGAACTGGATGATCTCGGTAATGGTGCGGAGTACACAAGGTTCCTCGTGCAGAGCGCACTCGATGGCCGTACGACTGAGGAGACGATGACTACTGGACCTGCATTCTCGAAGGTACAGGCACTAATCAAATCAGTACAGAACTATGCGGCACGAGTATTCGGCAAGGATCTAGAGCAGAACCGTGAGGCTGCATTCGTCATTGCTGATACTATCAAGTTGCTCCGCTCATTCAATCCGGAGGCTCGTCCCGCTAACCAGAAGATTGTGTCCGATGCCTTGGCAATGGCATCCGGCCTTGATGGTCTTTCATCCGAAAACATATCGGACCCATTTATCGGTACGTTTGAAGAAAGAACCAAGAAAGAAAAGAAGGCTAGGAGGAAACGTGCTTTACGTAAATTCCTACAGCCAGCGAGTGACTTCTTTGCAAGCGTTCATCCTGAGATTGCTGCACTCATCAGTAGGTATATGACTGGTATGGAGGCAGCGCAGTTCCGTGCTGCTGCTATGGTGCAGGACTTCCAGAAGGGGGTCGCTGGAATCCGTAACAAAGGGGACGGGGATAAACTTGCTAGACTTCTTTCGTACTCTCCGGACCCTGAATCAATCACCGAGGGTGAGCATCAGGATAACATTCGTCAACGTGACGAACTCCTATTGAAGTACGATCTGTACAACAAGTATAAACTACAAGTCCGTCCACTGCTTGATCAAGTCTACAGCGAGGCTACTGATGCTGGGCTGGATGTGAACTACTTACAGGAGTACTTCCCACGTAAGATCAAGGACTTCGTTGGCCTAATGAATCTATACGGCAAGGATGTTAACGAGGACTTCTTGGACTACATAGAGCAAGAGAATCAGAGACGAACTGAAAGCGGAGAGAAGTTACTCATACCATCGGACTATCCGACTGAGTTCGACAATTACCTGAACCAGAAAAAGTTCGTACAACCATCTCGGATTCCGGCTAACTTGAAGGAGCGTCGGACAAACATGATCTCCAAGGAGGCTCAACCATTCTACTACGAGCCAGAGGTTGCGTTGAGTGCTTACCTGAATAACATCATAGTTGCGATTGAGACTCAGAAGCTACTTGGTAATGCAATCAGCACCAAGAAAAAGCCAGTTGTAATTGATGGTGAAACTGTAAAGGCATTGAATTTAAATGACCCGACTGGTTCCTTGAATCAGTTAGTCGGTCGCTTGATTGCTGAGGGCAAGATCAACAAGGAACAGATGCAGAACCTTGAGTACGGACTCGTGCAGTTCTTCAATCCACAGGGTGCATCCGAGGCTAACATCTTTGAACTAGGACGTACATTTAGTTACGGAACTCTTCTTGTTGAGCCAACTTCCACGCTGTCACAGATGTACGATATGGCGTTCACTATGCTGGACAATGGAATACTGCCATCAATCGGGGCCTTGGTTGGCAGGAAGGGCATAAAGATGCGTGATCTCGGCCTTGACCCTGACCGACTATCTGCTGAGTACCCAGCAGGGGAGTCCGGTAAGAGGAAGTTCTTTAATGATCTAGTACGCAGGGGGCTTACACTCACAGGGTTCCGACGTATGGACCAGTTGATGAAGGAGACTAACTTGACTGCGAACTATCGCAGGTTCCAGAAGTTAGCCAAGCTCGCACCGAACAGTAAGCAGCACCAGAAGTTCCGCAAGGAGGTTGAGTTCATGGTCGGGCCGGACGTTGACAACGTAATCAATGATCTAAAGCTAAACAAGCCGGACTCACCATTTGTACGTGAGTTACTAGTCCGTAAGCTACTGGAGACTCAACCACTCAATCGCTTCGAGATGCCGTTATCGGTTAGCTCAAATCCAAATACTCGGATGCTGTACACGATGAAGTCATTTGTGGTTAAGCAGATGAATCTCATTACACGCAGATACATTAGCGTTATGTTTAATTCCAGTCTTCCGTTGTCGCAAAGAGCAACTGCCGCAAAGGATCTCATTAAGCTGCTGTTCTTGTTTATGTTGGTCGGTATGCCGATTGACTTCCTGAAGGACCTCATTGCTGGTCGTGATGTTTACCCAAGTGACTACGCAACGAATTCACTGCTACGGGTTGCTGGTATATCGAAGTACACACTGTACGAAGCTCAACGAGAAGGTATTGGTGGTGCGATCAAGAACTACATGACTCCAGTAGGAATAGACCAGACATTCAATATGGCGACTGACATCGGCAATATACTGATGGACCCATCCTCGATACCGGACGCTAAGGCTGTAAGCTACCTGCCATTCTCTGACCTCTGGTACTATAGATACGGTCCCGGTATAGAGAAACAGCAACGTCAGCGCACACGTAAGCGCAAGGAAGGTGTACGTCCCGGGGTATCCGAGTTCATAGAGTCCTTGGGGCTATAAAAAAACCCCACCCCCCCGCTACGCAGAGAGATGGGGTCACCACCAATCGAGGCCCACAACGGGAACACACACCCGGCCTCGGAAATATTATACAGTATACGTACTCAGTAGTTCTTTGAGTCTACGCTTTTCGTCCTGTAGTTCCTTTCTTTGCTCGGTCATACGCTCGATGCGGTACGATAGGATACGGGACTCATTGCGGATCATTTCGATCTGAGTCTGTATGCGTTCTAGGTTTTCATTCATAAATGCAAGCTAGGTATTTGTGTTTAATTTGTCAAGTTAGAGGTTGGTGGAGGTGGCTGGAGTCGAACCAGCGTCCTTAACCGAGGTTAAGTCGAAATCCCTGCACCCCCTTGTTTGTATTCCGGTAAGCCGAACTTCTTTCTCCACTTGGTGTACGACGAATGCGCTACGTCGCAGCACTCACAAGCCAGTCGATAGGTGTACCCATCATCACGCAGCCCGTCCACCTGCTCAATAATTTTTAACTTCTGTTCATCGGTCAGCCGTTGGCTGGGTTTTCTTTCGACCGTTGGGATTGTCCACTCAGCCGTGCCGTACTCCTCCTCCATGTACTCGATGTCCTCGATTTCTTTTTTGATTCTCTCGTGCGCCCAGTCCAGAAATTTACCCTGCTGGCTCCTGTCGTTGAAAAATAATTCGTCATTGATATGCATTACATAAACCTTCCTGTTTGGTGATAGAATTTTAAATAGTCCCCTACGTCACGTTCACCCTCACGATTCTTTGCTATCCTGTAAGAGAGTCCAGTGTAAGGGCCTCGGTAATCTTTGTCCTTGCTGGATTCAACATCTCCATTGTAAGGCCACATAAGCATCACGATGTCGGCATCGTTCTCAATATCGCCGGAGTCCTTGAGGTCGTACAGGCTTAGGCCTGTCTCCCTCTTGGCTCCTTCACGATTTACTTGAGCGAGCAGTACGATTGAGACGTTGAGGTCCAGTGCTATCTCTTTGATTCTGTGGCTGATGCCGGCGATCCCCTCTGCCTTGCTTAACTTTGAGTTAAACCCGATCAGTTGGAGGTAGTCAATGACGATGAGCTTAACGCCCTTCTTCCTGACTAGGTATCTGGACTGACTGGCGAGGTCATCAGCACCCTTGACTGAATGAACAGTACTGATAGGCAGCCCCGCTAATCGGTCAGTCGCTTCACTGAAGGCTGTGATGTCCTGCGGCGTAGCGTAACCCTGCTCAATGGAACGGATGTTCACTCCTGATATGGTCTGAACCATCCGCTTCATCAGTTGTTTCTGCGGCATCTCGAAGGAGAAGTAAGCAACGGGTGTCCCTTGGTCGATCATAGTTCTCGCTGTGATGTACAGTGCGAGTGCTGACTTCCCGCAGGAGGTGGGTGCTGCAAGTGTAAGCACTTCCCCGGCGGCGATCCCTCCGTTCCCTAGGAATCCGTCCAGCCTGCCGACATTTGTTTTGACTACATCGGCTACGTACTCACCGGACTGCATTAGTTCGATGTCCGATACGATGGAGTCCAAGGACTCCTTGACGCTGTACCCAAGTGAGTCACGTGAATTAATCTCGAGGACATTGGTCTCGAGTTCGGACCGAATGTCATTGAACTCATAGCCCTCGCTGGTTGCCTTCTCCTGAGCGATCCGGCACTCCCGGATAAGTTTTCTCAGGTTAGACTTCTCGGCTACCAGCCTAGCGTAATGCAGGGCCTGTGGCTCCGTTGTAGCGGAGTCCATGAGGGACATGATACCTGTTACTCCCCCGATCTCATCCAGCGTATTTGACCCCTTCAGGGCCTCGCAAAGGTGGATCTCGTCGATGGGTAACCCAGTGTTGGCCAGCTTGTGGAGAGCTTCCCAGAGGAATCTCCCACGTGCTGAATAAAAATCGCCAGCGTTGACGATGGTTGATGCGGTGTCGAAGACTGACGAATCGGATGCATCCAGACAGGATGCGATCAGGCTAGTCTCGGCTTCTAAGTTATGCGGTGGTGCGTTTTCTTCGTTCATCCTGAAGTATCTCCATGATTGAACGTAAGCACTGACCAAGAGCTTTGTATTTCACCTGCACTTCTGGAGTGAACTTGTACGAATCAATTGAATCGTAAAGGTTAAGGGTGATTTCGGTGGCTTCTGATATGTGTTCGTTCATGTGTTTTAAATAAATAGGATAGAGATACTTGACCCCCCGCCGAGTTACGAGAGGCCAAGCATCCTACCATAAGACGTTTCAACTAACCCTGTCTTTCCAGCATCCCTATGGCTATCAATGAGTAACCAATGAGATCCCGAAAAATGTCCTTGGCTTTATCCCCCTCGGAGTTCACCGAGAGGGAGCCATCGGAACAGAAAGCCTTAGCTCTCTGGAATTTATCCTGCATACGAATGCAGATGCCTGTGAGTGGGTCAACCCCGAACTCTGTACTGGAATCGAAGTTAGCGAACGGATTGTCGTTAGTCTCCCCACCAGTGTAGTCCGAGTTCTTTTTCGCAGTAAGGTTCATTATGTAATCAACCTCCTGCTCACGGAACTCAGCCCACCAGACCTTGTCGAACTCATTCATTCTAGAACGGGACAGTATCCGAGGTGGTCATGGCCGGTGCTACGGACGCAGCTTGAGGTTCGTAGGATTGAACCTCGTAGGTGTCCCGTGCCTCCGCTTGCTTGCCCTCATCGGCGTAGTCCAGTGCCAAGGATAGCAGGGGACTGCCACTCTTGGTTGTCTTCTTCCACCCCTTCAGGTAGTAGAGCCCCGGCTTATCGACATAGACTTTGCCGTTGTAGTCCGGATGAGTGTCCTTTTCCTTGCGATCATTGATTCCAAGGAGTCCTGTATTTGCTTTGTATTTCATATGTATTATTGGTTATCGGTTGTAAGAATTGTTTAGTCACTGTTCTCTTTGACTTCGTATGCGCCGTCTATGAAGACACGATCAATGCTGATTCCGAAGTGCTTCTCAATGGCACGGAACTTAGCCCGTGTCATGTGATCCCATTTATCCACAATCTCGTAGCTATCCTTGAGGACTGAGATGGACTCTTCGAGTTCCTCCATCTCCTCCCTGTGGGCTTTGCCGATGTCAAGTGCGAACCTGTAGACTGAGTCCTTGAGATCCTTTAACTCGGACTGAAGTGAATCAATCTGGGATTGAAGTGCTAGTATATTTTTTGATCCGAACATTAGAACCCTTGGTTGGATGTTGTCTTGGCACTCTTGCCGTGGTCGTTGGTAGCATCCGGATCTTTCGTATCGTCGATAGCGAAGAGACCATTGAGTGCGTACTTACGAGCGTAAGAACTAGCGGAGCCAGTAATCTGTGCCTCGTCCATACCCTTCTTGGATGATGCTTCACGAGCGTAGCCTGATGCGTAGATAAAACTATCGGAATCATTATCCAATAGGTTTGCCTCAGCCTTGACGTAGACCCTGCTATCTACTCCTAACTCAACCATCTCATCTGAGATAGTCAACGAGCAACCCCACTCAGCGAGCAGAGGTTTCAATGCGGTAAGGATGTCCTCACAGGAGCGGTAATTGTACCCTCCGAATTTGTTAATCTGCCCCTTCGGGGCTTTCAAAGAGGACTGTATCCCCTGTAATTTTTGTCGTATGTTATGACTCATGTTTAGTTGTGGTTAAGTTTGTCGCTGTATTTTTCTACAATCCTGTCGATTGCAAAAGCGTAGTCCTCTGAATTTACAGTACGTCCCTCAGTAAATTCATTAAGTTGCTGGGCTTGCACTACAAAATCAATAACATTCCCGCCCTTGCCGGACTTGAAACACTTCCAAGCGTTCCGTCCGTTGTGGACATAAAGAGAACACTCATCGTCATTTTCGACAAATGGACTTGAGAACCTTGTACTGCTTTCGAGATGGATCACTCCATCGCCAACGTACTCCCGTACAACCTCTTCGATTGGAACCTTCTTTTCGATCTCACATACAAGTGAAAGAACGCAGTCAGGTGAATTTGATTTGCATATGTTATTCATGTTTTTGTTTGGTTAGTTTCCGGAAGCAGGACTCCCGTTGCTTAGAATTGGTAAGTGAATCAAGGGTTCGTTGGTCAGCCCCTAAGTCACGTAATACTTGGCATTGTTCTTCAGCCGTCAAGTTGTAGGCAAACCGCTTGGTAAGTTGTGTAAGACCCACGGGGTGAAGGACATCTGTACTTTCCTGATCCAGATAGTCAGCGATGTTTCTAAGAATACTGGAGAAATTTTCGGGGGATTGGCCGCACCTCCGGTACAGGAAGTTCTCAATCTTTCCGAGGAGACTGTTGCCCATCCGTGAGATGACACCACGAACCATCCCGGTTCTGTGGTCGTGGTCAACTACCCAGTCCGACTTCCGATCATTCAGTATCGGGCATCGACCCGGCTTGTTGGCTTCACGCCACTTGGCCAGTTTGTTCTGTGGTAAGTACGTCATTAGGACGGATTGCTTTTTATATTTCCTAGTGCATCTCTGGGGTAGTCGATGACTTCTTTGCTGTTGCGAATAGTCGATGGTGATACTGTATGCATACCTTCTTTGTAGCCCTCCTTGTAGCCATTGTCATAACCCTCGTCATAATAGTGATGTCCAAGGATTTTTTCAACCTGTTCCGGTAGCCACATCACCATCAGGATTCTTTCAAGGTGATCGGCAAAGGTTTCGATGTTGCATTCATTATCGCTGACTTCAAGTGTGGCGACTTCATCGTAATGTTCTATCGTTATTTTCATAGTTTGTTAATAGATATAAGTTCGGCGACTCCGCCTCGTTTTAATCTAAAGAAACCTTTCTTGTCCGGCCTGCTGCCGATGTACTTCATTGCCTCCTTCTCGTCCCGAGCGTGCTTGACCGCACGCCCGATGTAACCCTCCGGCATATCAGTTCTCCTGTACTGAATCCTGTACTGGTGCATTACTGACTAGCTTGGTTACATTCATCGGTACTTGAAAGAAGTACTCGCCGGATCTGATGTACTTGTTAGAGACCAGCACGGGCTTGAGTCCCTGAATGTCCCGTGCCGAGAAGTAAACGGCATCGGATAGATCCTTATTCCATACAAAGAAAATTGTATTCGAGGTGAAGAACTTCCTCTTCCTCTCAGGTAGCTGCACTGTATCAAAGGGGAAAGCACCGCCATCCCAGACTACTTTGACCTCGCACTCAATGAGTAACTCGTCGTCATCCTTGGTGGCTATGAGATCCTGTGCGTAGATGTCCGGGTTCTCTCGGACTTCCCAACCTCGATCCCGAATGAAGGCAGATGTAGCCGCTCTGGCGGCGGCATCGTGCTTTTCAAAAAGGGACTGGTCGAATTGTTTCTTCATCGGTACAGTACAGTGAAGCCCTGTCCACCCATTACACAAAGTACATTGTAGTCAAGCCATTCAATTGCTTCCTGCATACTCATGCCCTGCTCCATAGGTATGCGTACCATCTTGTCGTAATCGTACACAAGAAATCCGTTGGCATCCAATCCCAGAATGGCGGAATCGTAGCCGTCGAAACGGATTGCACCGACCTCGGCCTCGTCTATGTAGTCATGGTACTTGAGTCTCATTACATCCTCAGCAGCCAGTAAAGTTCGGCGCACTTCTTGGCAACCTTGATGCCCTTGATCAGGTCATCCTTCGGCCAGTTGTGGTGCATATGTTCGGCGGTGTCGCAGTCAACGATCACTGATCGGCAGGCTGGCAGGTAGCCGAGCCCATGCTCCATCTGTAGCATCCAAGCCTCGATAGCTAACTGCTGGCAGTCCTTTTCGTAGACCTTAGCCTTGCCCTTGGTGTTCGCCCTGCACTTATAGTCAGCTAGGAATAGTTTACCCTCCGCATCGTGACCAATGAAGTCCACGCTCCCAGCTATCTTGATCCTGTTATTAGCGACGACCCTTTCGCAGGATATAGGCTTGACCCCAGTGGCCTCTACCCATTGGACGAATGGTTCAGCCCACTTGTTCCAAGCGGTGTCCTCGGGGTGCTGCCCCTGCTGGAACCAGAAATAGTTTATGTGATCCTCGATCACCTTATGCACAGTCGTGCCGAACTGGGAGGACTCGATCATCTCTCCTGTTATCGGATGCTCCCGTGTGCCGTAGGTCAGCCGTTCGATGTCCTTCCAGTGAAGGTT